GAAGAAAAGTCTTTTAGTTTGTTATGGTCGCTAACATTGCCTCGTAAGTGCCACTTGTAGGCTCAATCTTTAGCATAGGTGCAGACTCCATTCCTGAGAATGTAAGCGTGTAACCTTGCAAGTCAGCGTAAGCCGTACCCGTTGCCGAAGTTCCAGCTGATACTTCTAAGCCCGTAGATACTCCACACACAAAGAAATGCGGTGTTTCGTCATTAGTCTCTACGATAGCTACAAGTCTGTTCTGAGCAAGTAGCTTAATCTCGTTTCGTTTAGCGGTAGCCAACTTAGAAAGAACTACGGTTACTTCTGGGGTATAATATACAGACCCGTTTGTAGAAGCGTTAATAGTTTCAGTAAGTGCCGAAGTTTCTTTTAGCTGCTCGTACTTGTAGAACTTTGCAGAAGCACTACCAAAAGCGGTAATATCTCCAGCGGCTACGGTAGGCGCAAGTCCTTCGTAGTCTGAAAGGGTAGCCAGTCTAACGGACTTAATACCACCGATAGCGTCTTTACAGTCAAGTGTAAACCCTTGTGTTAATGCACAACTCATTTGTTATTATTTAGGTGGTGAAGGGGCAGCCGTTAAGCCGCCCCGTTAAAATCAATTAAACAGTTACAACAGAAATTTGGTCAGGGAAAGCTACTTGCGTTCCTACTGTCATTTCAGCAGCAATTTTAAACTTTCGGTCGTCTTGAGAGTACCACGATTCGATACGGCTTGCATCCGCGTCAAGGTCCATACCAATAAACATATTAGAAGTTCGCGCTAAGTAAACATCGTTAATACCGCTTAGTCCGCTTGTCGCTTGGATTCTCAAGTTAGTACCCGGCATAATCATAGACAAAGAACCCATCTCAGTTTGATAACCTTGTAGTTGTCCTGCGTCAGTATTGAATGAACCAAGCCCGTTAGAAATTCCGATTGCAAGGCTCCTGAACTTATCCGCGCCTACAAAAACTACTGCATCATTGCTTTCTACTACCGCGTCTGCTGCTGCTTCGTACACTCTTTGTACAGTTTCCAACATAGTAGCTGCGGTAAGTGGTGTACCTACTGGAGTTCCTGAACCGAATGCAGAAGTATTAGCGTTAATGTAAGAAGCTCCTAAAATTGCATCTCTAAAGCCATTGAAAAAAGCAAAGTTACCCGTTCCATCTGCTAAAGAAGAAGTTTTAGTAGTTGGGTTTACCCCTCTCCATACCATCTTCTCCAATTCAGCGGCTATCTTTTCTACCAAATAGTTAGAGAAAAACTCCTCGAAAGGTATAGTTTCTTGGTGCGCTCCTGCTGGTAGTTGAGTTCTTAGATATACTGCTTCCAATTCCTTCGGGCAGAACTCCATATTTAACTTTAATTTTGCAGGGTCGATAAATCGCTGAGTAAGCGTAATGTCTCCAGACTCGTTAAAAGCGCATCCTGAACCGTCCTGAAAAGTTACAGAAATATCAGCTAAATTGATAGCACTCTTTCCTTTCAAATTTAATTGCTTTTCCGCAAGAGCCATAGTTGGCGAACTTGTTAAAGCTTTTGCAATTAGCGGAAAATTTTGTTCTTCAATGTATGCCTGAAGGCCTGAAGTAAGTGGTGAGGGTGAAAATCCCATTTTAAATAAAGTTTATTAAGGTTTGTTGTTTAGTTTATTTCATTACTGCGCTAATCTTAGCGGCAAGGTCTGAGTAGTCTACGCCCTTGTTAAATGGGTTAGCTACTTTCTTTGTTGGCGCTTCCTTTGGGGTTGCTGCCATTTTCTCCATAATGTCAGTTACTAAGCTAACTGCCTCTGTAACTTCATCTACTTTCTTTGCAGAAGCAAAGGCCGCTGCATCTATCTCACTTTTAATAAGGTTAGAAACTGCTCCTAAGATGTCTTCTTTAAAAGCGTCAGCGTCAAAGGCTGGCACTTCTGCCATTTCCTCCTCCACTTCTTCGGCTTCTTCGGGTGCTGCTTCAGGCTCAAGAACCTCTACCACTACACCGCCTTCTGTTCGGATAATTACACCGCTTTCAAGTTCGTGCTCTGCGTCTGGTGCTGGTACGGTTTCCCCGTCTTCACCAATAACTACAACAGTAGCCCCAACTTCAATAGCTGGTTCTATTCTTACTATTGACCCGTCTTGTAATTTAGCGTCCTCGAACGCTTCTACTACTTCGGGTGTTTCGTTCTCAGAAAAGAGAAGTTTTTTAATCTCAGGGAGTTTAGCCCCTACCAATTCGGAAATGTTCATAGATAAAGTCTTTAGCCTTAAATAGACTTAAACCTTATTTGTGCCACTTAACCCTTTAGACTGGTGGTAATCTCCTCTATAATTTCGCGGTCTATTGTAAGCTCTCTGTCTTCACTAAATAAGCCTTCTACGGAAAACCCTTTAAAG